CGAAAAAGGCTTGTCATGCGATAGTCTGAACTGCGGTATAACCAAAGAAGCCGCAGAGGGTGACCCGAAGAGGTTGCCCCGCCATCCGAAAGGGTGGTCAGTAGCCGAAAGGCGAAGTAACAGGATGATTGTGAAACTGATTGGCTGGGCGGGTAACCTTACCTCGTCCGGCCCGCAGTTCTGCGGCGTGCTGATTAACTGATAGGGGATACAAAAATGACTGTCATCGTAAATGGCTTTGCGTACCCCTCCCTCGGCTCGACCGACTCGACCGCTGCCATCAACCCCGGCACGGTCGTGACGACCGACGAGGGCGGCATGGCTGTGTATGTGCAGGCGGCTTCGGCCATCTCGCAGTACAACGCTGTGTGCATCCCCAACACCAACATCGTGACCAATGCCACGACGGCCCGCGTTGCTGACACCAAGCGTGTCGGCTTCGCACAGGTGTCGATTGCCTCCGGCTACTACGGCTGGGTGCTTCTCGGCGGCAAGGTGCGCGTGAATGTGTCGGCGTCCTGCCTCCCCGGCGTGGCGCTCTACACCACGACCACCGAGGGTCGGTTGGACGATGCCACCGTGTCGGGCGCTCTGGTTGCTGGCGTGGTCACGGAAGTGACCGCCTCGGCCACCTCGGCTATGACGGCTGTGGCGGCGTACACCATGGTTATCCCGGTTCCGTCGAACGCGACCCCGTAACCATGCAAAAACTGGAACTCACGGTGCGGGCGGCTGGCGAGCCGGAGGAACTTTGTTCCAACATTCGCTCGTCGCTTGCCCGTGGGTTGCCAGAGTTGGCCCCCGCTCTCTGCACCCACGATGGAACATTCGTGTGTGTGGCGAGCGGGTGGTCAATGCCCGACTATGTGGAAGAAATCCGGGCGCACCGCAAGGCCGGTCGCCCCATCGTCGCTGTAAAGGCCGCACACGACTTCCTGTGCGAGAACGGCATTGAGCCTGACCTTTGGGTTAACCTCGACCCACGCGACCGCACAAGCGGTATACAGCGCCACAACGCGCATACGACCTATCTCGTCGCCTCCCGCTGCCCTCCCGCCACCTTCGACACGCTGAAAGACCGCAAGGTTGTGCTGTGGCATTCGTGGACGGAAGGCCCGGAACTGAAGGCGCTCGGCGCGGGCAAGATGGCCGTAGGCGGCGGCACGACCTCGGGAATGCGCGCCATCAACATCGGCTACCTGTTGGGTTTCCGCAAGTTTGTGTTGTACGGATACGACAGTTGCAACCGTGCTGATGGCATGAAGCGGTTTACGGGCGAAATGACCGGCCCGACGATGGATGTGTATGTAGGCGCAGAAAAGCGCAAGTTCACCTGCAATGCTGCGATGGCGCAGCAGGCAAACGAATTCCAGATGATTTACAGCGTGATGCCTGACATCACGGTTGAGGCGGTCGGCCCCGGTCTCATCGCCGCCATCATCAAGGAGCGCCACGCGCTCGACTTGGTGGCCTGATGGCTATCCCGAGCAGGGTGCTGGGCAGCGGCATCAACTCGCTCTCGACGGTTTCCATCTGCGGCGACGGCCTCTCTGCCGCCACCGCTGTAGGTACTTCTGCGGGCAACGCCACGCAGTTGACCTATGTTTACACCAACATCAACAGCGCAACCTCTGGCACGGGAGTCAAGTTACCGCCGACAGAGACAGGCGAGACGATATGGGTCGCCAACAGCACCGCGAACGCTGTCACGGTTTACCCCTACGAGACGGGTACGCAGATTGATGGCGGCGCATCCATCGTCCTGCACAGTTACTGCTCGGCGGCTTTTTTTGCCGTCAGCCCGACGCTCTGGCAATGCCTACAGGGCTACAACAGCGCCGTCCCCATCCTGCACTACGGGTCTTTTTCAGACACGACCCCGCAGGTTGCAGCGTCGATTAACACCGCCTATGCGATGACCTTCAACACCACCGACATCTCCAACGGGGTGTCGGTAGGGTCGCCGACCTCGCGGTTAACCGTAGCCAATCAGGGCATCTACAATGTCCAGTTCTCGGCGCAGTTAGAGCAAACCTCGGGTGCTACGGCTAATGCCTACATCTGGTTGCGTAAAAACGGCGTAGATGTGCCGAACTCCGCGACGACGATTGCCATACAAGGTACAGCGTCAAGAACGGTCGCCGCGTGGAACTTCCTTGCCCAACTAGAACCGACCGGATATGTGGAATTGATGTGGGCGGCAGATTCCACTAATGTGCGACTACTGGCGGCATCTGCCACAAGCGTATGGCCCGCCATCCCATCGGTTATTGCGACATTGACGCAAGTTAACGATGTGTAATTCCCCACCTCCCCACAGGAGAAACGACGATGCCCCTTGACAGCGATATCCACAACGCCGACGAGCAACTTCAAGTCGAGTTCTACATCGCAAAGGATGTCGAGCCGAAATGGGACGGTAAGCCGTTCGTTCGCATCAACATCCCCGGCGATAAGACCACCATCATCGAACAGCCGATGACGGAAGAACACAAAAAGCGGTTTCCGCGTCAGTATCTGTACTTCCAGATGAAGCAGAACGAGCAGGACGCGCCCGCCATCGGTACGGCGTTGGAGGTGTGGCTGTCGGAAGGTAACGGCGACATCACCCGTGGTCATGTCGAGGAACTGCGTATCCTCAAGTTCCAGACCGTTGAGCAGATTGCCAACGCCTCGGACGCGCAGTTGCAGCGTATCGGCATGGGTGGCCCCGGCCTCCGTGAAAAGGCCAAGAGTTTCCTTGCTCGGCGCAACCGCTCCGAAACCGAAAACCAACTGGAAGAAACCAAAAAGCAACTGGCCGAACTTCAGGCGCAGATGGCCGCACTCATGGTGCGTAAGCCGGGTCGCCCGAAGAAGGAGCCAGCCGTGGAGAGTTAACGCATGAGCACCACAACGATGTTGCAACTGGTTCAGCAAGTGACGGCTGAACTTGGGTTGCCCATCCCCTCCACGGTGGCGGGTAATCCCAACCAAGATGTGGTGCAAATCCTTGCGTTGATGAACGCCTCGGGGTACGAGTTGCAGCGGCGCGCCGATTGGCGCGAACTGACCAAACAGCACACCTTTTACACCGAGGCGATTTCCACGACCGGCACATGGTCTACCTCGTCGTACACCATCACCGGCATCCCCTCGACCGCTGCCCTTGATACGACCTATCAGGTGCAGGGCGTTGGCATCCCGAACGCCACCTATGTCACGGGCGTTCCGTCTGCGACCAGCGTCACCATCAACTACGAGCCGACCGAGGCGCAGGTAGCGGGTGGCCTGATTTTCCAAAAGGTCAAGTACGGCCTTCCTTCGGACTACTACAGCAGCGTCAACCGCACGCATTGGGACAAGTCCAAGCGGTGGGAGATGCTTGGCCCCGAGTCGCCGCAGCAATGGGAATGGCTCCTGTCGGGTTACATCTCGACCGGCCCGCGTATCCGCTACCGTTTGCTCGGCAAGTATTTCCAGATTTGGCCCGGAATGAACGCCGGGGAACTGCTCGGCTTTGAGTACCGCAGCAACGCATGGGCAGAGAGCGCGGCGGGCGTTGCCAAGACCTCGCTGACCGCAGACAACGATACCTGCATCTACCCCGACCGCGTGATGGTGCTGTCCACCAAACTCAAGTATTTTGAGTCAAAGGGCTTTGATACGACCGCCATTTTCCGCGACTACATCGCCGAACTCGAAACGGCCATCGCGCAGGACACGGGCGCTGCCAACCTCTCGTTCGCCCCGCGTCCGGGTACGGTTCTCATCGGTTACGACAACATCCCTGACAGCGGCTACGGGTACGAGAACTGATGGCTGTTGCCCGTCGCAAACTTGTCCAGCGCGCTGCGGCAAATGTCGCAAGTCTCCCCTCGCCCGTGGGCGGGTGGAACGCGCGCGACTCGCTTGCCAACATGGCTCCCACGGATGCCGTGCAGTTGGAGAATTACTTTCCGGGCGTGTCGAATGTCGTGCTGCGCGGTGGGTATGTAAAGCACGCCACAGGGTTCCCCGACGATGTAGAAACCCTGATGACCTACAGCGGTGGCACTTCCGACCAACTGTGGGCGGTGTCTGACGGCAAGTTCTATAACGCGACGGCTGCGGGTGCTATCGGCGCTGCGGCGGTCAGCGGGTTGTCGAACAGCAAGTGGGAATACACGAATGTTACGACTTCGGGCGGCAACTTCATGTACGCCGCCAACGGGGTCAACACACCGTACCTCTACAACGGCACGACTTGGACGAGCATCACGGGTGCATCCACGCCCGCCATCACGGGTGTCACGACCACCACGCTGACCACGCCGACGCTCTTCAAGAACCGCGTGTGGTTTATCCAGAAGGACACCCTCAAAGCGTGGTACTTGCCGACTTCTAGCGTGGGTGGCGCGGCACAGGTGCTAGACCTGTCATCCATTGCGCGACTCGGCGGCGTTCTTGTGTCGATGGCACCGTGGACGATTGACGCGGGTTACGGTGTGGACGACAACCTTGTGTTCGTCACCGATAAGGGCGAGGTCATCGTCTATCGCGGTACAGACCCGTCCTCGGCCTCGACTTGGGCGCTCATCGGCGTGTGGATTATCGGTTCGCCCATCGGTACGCGCTGCCTGCTGAAATACGGCGGCGACCTTCTGGTGCTGACGCTCGACGGTCTTATCCCGATGGCTTCGGCGCTGCAATCGTCGCGGCTAGACCCCAACATCGCGCTCTCGGACAAGATACAGGGCGCGTTTGCAGCGTCTGCTGCTGCGTATAAAGACAACTTCGGTTGGTGCATGTTGTACAACCCGAAGAACAACGCCCTCATCGTCAATGTGCCGGTGCGCGAGGGCGGTCAAGAACAGTTTGTGATGAACAACATCACGAAGGCGTGGTGCAAGTTTACCGGCTGGAACGCATTTCATTTTGCGTTGCTGGACGACACGCCGTATTTCGGCGCGGCTACCTTTGTTGCCAAAGCATGGACGGTCGATAGCACGGGTTACATCGACGACACCAACAACATCAACGGCAGGATACTGCAAGCCTTTAACTACTTTGAGACTCGCGGCGTAAAAAAGATATTCACGCGCGCGCGCCCGTCCATCTTCAGCAACGGAACCCCGGCAATCACGGTCGGCATCAATGTTGACTTCAACATCGCTGACAATGTGGCTCCTATCTCCTTCACCCCGCCTGTCACCGCGTTTTGGGACTCGGCTACATGGGATACGGGCATCTGGGGGTCTGACCTCGAGATTCAGAACAACTGGCAGGGCGTTACGGGGGTCGGATATTGCGGTGCTGTGCAGTTCCAGAGCAGCAGCAAGAAACTGGCTATCCAGTGGGCTTCAACCGATGTGGTGTATCAACTCGGATGGGCTGGCATATAACAAGCGGCCCCGAGGTGGGCGAATGGGTGTGCGACAAGACGGGCGGCGGGTATTACGCCGAACGGTCGAACGCCATCGGCCTACGCAAAGGCGACGAGTTGGTGTGTGGCGTGGTCTATGAGAACTGGAACGGGCGCAGCATCGTGTGCCATATCGCGCTCCTAGACCGATTAACCCCGGCTTACCTAGCCGCCATTTTCGACTATCCGTTCAACATCTGCGGGGTTGACAAAATCATCGCCCCCGTGGGTAGCAAAAACGCGAAAGCCGTGAGGCTTGTGCGTAAAATGGGATTCACCGAGGAAGCGCGCATAAAGGACGCCGACACCGACGGTGATATTGTTTTCCTGACCATGACACGCGAGGCGTGTCGTTATTTAGGACACCGTTATGGGAAAAAAATCACCGAAGCCGCCTCCGGCACCTGACTACGCAGCCGCAGCGCAACAACAGGGCATTGCCAACCTAGAGGCGGCGCGTCTTACTGCGCGGCTTTCTAACCCCAATGTCATTACCCCGCTTGGTGGTCAGCGCGTGACTTACGGGCGACCGCAATTCAACCGCGCTGCGTATGACGCGGCGATGGCTAACTATCGTGCGCGTAACCCGCAGGCACCGGCTACCGGCGCACCGCAGGGCGCACCCTCAACCGTTGGCGTTGGTGGCGGTGCTGCCATGCCCACAACGGGCGGCGGTGGCGTGCAGATGGGCGGCGGCGGTATGTATGGCGGCGGCGTTGACCTCGGCGTTACGCCCGAGCCTACTGCAATGAAATTTGACGGAATGAAGCGTGAAGGGATGCCTGCTGCGCGGCGCGAGGCTCTGGGAATAAGCGATGACCGCGCATACACGCAGGGCGGTCGAGCCGACTTCACCACGCTCCCTACCGGAGCGCAGGTTCCTACTGCCATGCTTATCGGCGGCGGTCGCTTTGATGCGT